AAGTCTCATAAGGGAGGGTAAGATCTTGGTAAACGATAAAAAATGGACCATACCGGAGCTTTTTACATTTGGACTTAATAACAGAGGAACTTATTCTAGCCAAACTGGACATGACGACGTAGCCATGACTTTGGTCAATCTACCAGGTCTTTTTGATGGGTACGATTTCAATCAAATGGTAGGTGACGTGTTTGACGAACTTGACAATGAATATAAACAAATAATCTCTGCAAAACTAGAATCAGGAATTAGCACAGAAAATGATGAATTTGGATATGTAAACAAGGGTCCTTCTACGAAAGATGGTAGGAGCTATGGTGATTTTAATAAATTGCTTTAAAGTTGCAACGGATCTAATATTCTACTTTCTATTTCGATATATAGTAAAGAAGCAAAAAATATCTTAAAAAATAATGGCAAATAAGGTTAAAATAGACTATTCCCAGTTTAAAGCCTCAGGGGTTTATACTCTTGAATTCGACGCATCACAAAACGTCATTCTAACATCTCAAACGATTAGATTGGTTGTAGGTTTCTCGAACAAAGGACCTTTCAATACCCCAGTATACATTCCTGATCCTACTACTATGATCTCTGTGTTTGGCGACATTGATAGATCTTTAGAAAATAAGGGGTCTTTCTTCCATAGATCGATACTAACTTGTTTAAATACGGGTCCGGTGTTTGGTTTAAATCTATTGAAGCTTAATGATGACACTGACACTGGAAATGCTGATGAGGTTACGTATAGAGCTTATTCTCTTGACACTGAGCAATATAATGGCGTGGTAACTTCCGAGCTATATTCGTCTTACTATAATAAGGAGAGATTCTGGTTCGCAGATACAAACTATTTCTTAGCTACACTAAGCACACCAGATACTGGAAAACTATTCGCATTAACCAATTTGGGTAAAACTCCTATCAGTGTTATTACTAGAAAGTCAACTGACTCTTCTAAGCCTTTAAAAGGATATGATATCTTTGCATTAGACTGGTACGGAGCTAATAACGTTCCTACATTCATGCACCCTTATGACTATATGTCAGACTATTTTATTGACGTGATAGCAGTATCAGGTGATTGGACTAACTATGCTGCTTTATCATTAGATCCTAAATGGTCTCAATACTTCACCAATAACGGATTCATAAAAAGTCAAATAGATTCTTTCCTTAGCCAACAGGATGTTAATATAGTTACTTCGGTAACAGGATGTATCATTCCAGACTTCGTGGATCTTAACGGGGTTAATCAATACATCCAGACTTTAGTAAATGCTGATTCTCCAGCAACAGGTTTATTCTGTGCTATTGACGAACAAGCATTCGATAATATTTGTTCTAATCCATATCAAATAGATCTAGTTGGTAATCACCTTATCGATGAATTATCAGGAAATAGAGATTTGGCTAACCCTGCGATTAACTTCTTAAGTTACGATCAGGCATTAGTTGCTGATTACCTTTACACACAAAATGTAATAGGAGTTACTGGAGCTACTGGATTCGTTGGTCCTACTGGAGCTACTGGATTCACCTCTGGTATGAACACAGGTACTTTATTCACAATTAACGCAGGAACAACAGCAGGTATTGCTTATCAAGCTTTTGCCGCTTATGATCCTAACGCTTATGATGGAGGATTACACTATCTACAAACTTCAGGAACTACTGGAGCTGCTGGATATTTAAGCAGTGCTGCAGAAAAGAATGAGTTAAAAACTTTTTTAACTGTTAACTCTTCAGATGACCAAAAATACATAATCGGTATCGTAGAAGGAATTTCAGGAGCAACCGGATCATTAATTAACCAATTCTCTTTGCATGATTTGGTTAAACTTAAAGTTACTGGAACTAGAGACGTTAGCGGAGAGCTTAGAATATTCTTCTCTCACCCGTTAGATACAGCTTTCTATAGATCTCAAGGTATAACGGTATCTCCTGTTTATAGCTTAACATCTTACAACACAGGGGCTTCAGGAAGTAATAAACCTTTCTACCCTAACGCTTACCAATTCGGTAACTCCGACTACTTGGATATCGTTAGTAATGTGCCTACACCTAACGGTGTAACAGGACCTAATGCTGTTAACGGCACATCAAGAGTTCTACAAGCATATAACGCATCTCCGTTATTCCAGAATGTTAAATATTCTGAACTTGCTGATGGTGACATCGTTTGGTTGAATTCTTCAGGATCGAACGTTAACTATCTTAGCTTCGAAAACACAGTGGACAGGGATCAATTTAATTATGTTAATGCAAGATCTCACACAAACGTTTCTTTAGCTGGCAATACCATAAATAATATAGTTTTATTCGGTACTACTTATGCTTCTGATAATATCGGTACATCGGTAGATAATCAGCAATTTGATATAATTTCTCAAGAGGGATCAATTAATGAATTTGTAGATTGTACTAGAATAGACACAACATCATTCTTAGTAACCGAAGATTCAAACGGAAACGTACCTCTGTCAGTTGGTGATTTGGTAGTATGTACCGATCTTGATATTTGCGTACCTGCAACAGGTAACCAACAAAACAGATTAGCTAAGATCACTACAGTTGCTTCAACAACTACCGCAGGGACATATAGAGTAGTATGTGCTAGACCGATACTTTATTATTCGGGAGAAGGTAATATGTCTAGAGTTCAGAAATTTCAATCGATAGCTCAATTTACAAGATCTTTCGATTTCACCTATCTTTCTGGATTTACCATGAAGGAATCACACAGACCTAACGGTACTGATGCTAGAATTTCTGAAATACTTGATGTTATGTACGACACTAACATCGCTAAGACACTAGCTTCTAAGGACGTAATATCATTCAGATACGTAGTAGATACATTCTCTGGACAGATCTTACCTAACTCTAAATACCAGTTAAGTAGATTAGCAATGATCAGACAGCAATCGCTTGCTCTTATCAACGCACCTTCTATGGCACAATTCCAAGCTAGTACGGATCCTAGATTTACTAATGCCCCTACAGCTTCTAATCCTTACCCAAGCTTAAATACTGCTTATATCGCAGATGGAGGTAACTTATCATTAAACCCTTCTTACACATTTAGCTTACCTAGTGAGGCAGAAGGATCTAAATTCGCTGCATTCTACTCACCTTATATTACTATCAGAGAATCTAATAGAAATATAAACGTACCGCCAGCTGCTATGGTATCTAACAACTTCGTTAGAAAGTTTGCTACAGGAGAACCTTATGCAATCATCGCAGGTCAAAAAAGAGGTATTCTAAGCGGTGGTGGTAATATAGTAGGAGTTGAATATGACTTTACAGATGAGGACAGAGGAAATCTTGAACCATTCGGAATCAACCCGATTATCAAGAGAAGAGGAATAGGAGTGGTAATATTCGGTAACCAAACAGCTTATCAGCAAGTTAACTCTGCGTTCAACTTAGTTCACGTAAGAGATCTTTTAATAAGCATAGAGAGTGACGTTCAATCTATTCTATCTAATTACCTATTTGATTTCAACGATGATTCAATTAGACTTGAGATTAAAACATTAGTAGATAACTACTTAGACGGGGTAAGAGCCGGAGGAGGAATCTACAACTACCAAACTGTTATGGATGCTTCTAATAACACTCCAGCAATCATTGATATGAATATGGGAATCATAGACGTTATCATTGAACCTGCTAGAGGTATACAGAAATTCATTAACAGAATTACTGTTACCAGAACAGGCGGTATAGCAGCAGGAGGCTTTACTCAATTCGTATAATGCGAATTGGAGCCTTTTGGGCAACTAAGATAAATATAAACTGAATATGGCAGGATTATCACATTATCAAAATTCATTATCAGCAATAAACAAATTCGAACCTGTTTATCTGAACCAGTTTGAGGTTACAGTTATACCTCCTTCTGCTGTAGCTGGTGGAGAAATTCTACTTCAGCACGTTACGAAGGTAGGCGGGCTTACCTTAGATAAAAATCCAGGTTTAGTTACACAGAAATATAAATTTGCTAAAAGAAACTATGCTGGAGCTAAGCCTGATAATACCTATATGGATTTAAGCTTAAGTTACACTGTCAACTTGAATGACGATAACTCAATGTATGTTTTTAAAACATTGAGACAATGGAGTGATTTGATCTATAACCCTTTAACAGGAGCAATGGGTCTTAAAAATGACTATACAGGTACTATCGTAGTTTCGATTTTCAATAAGCAGGGAGACGTTTTTAGAAGAATAACATGTAGAGACTGTTACCCAACTAAGGCAATAAGTGAAATGAATCTTAACTACACATCAACTGATATATTCAAAATAGATGATATGACTTGGGCAGTTGATTACTGGGAGGATTTATTCTTATAAAAAAACACAAAAAATAAATGGCAGGTTTACCACATTTCACAAACTCCAAAGCCGCGATAAACAACTTCGAACCGGTTTATCTTAACCAATTTGAGGTTTTGATAACACCTCCTTCTGGTATAGTAGACGCTAATACGACTTTTAAAGGAGAATCAATTTTAACCCAACAGGTTAAATCTATAACAGGTTTAGCTGTGGATATTCTAGCAAACGGAAATGTTGAACAGACATATAAATTTGCTCAAAGAAGATATGCTGCAGGTGAGCCAACAACGAGTGATATGACGTTAACTATGGAATTTGAAGTTAACTTAAGTGACACTAATTCAATGACACTTTACAAGATACTTAGACAATGGAGCGATTTAATCTATAACCCTTTAACGGGAGCAATGGGTATTAAGAGCGACTATGTTGGATCTATGGTAATCTCAATATTTAATAAAAGAGGAGACGTTTTCAGAAGAATAAGAATACCTTCTTGTTTCATAAGTACAGCTATTAACGACATGCAGTTAGATTACGAGAATCCTGCTATCTATACCGTAAGTACATCATGGATATGCGATTATTGGGAAGACCTATTCATATAAACTATATTATCGATTAAATACTGAAGGAGACGAATTAATTTGTCTCCTTTTTTGTTTTTTGTTATATAATAAGAAAAAAGAAGTAAATAATGGATAACAACATTTCACCGGAAGAAATACTTAGAAGAAAAGAAATTGCGGGAGGTATAGAATATGACGATCCCCGAACTGTTTCAGAAGAACCAATAAAAGTATCTCAGGTTCAAGAATTGTCGCCTAGGAACGAGACAAATCAACAACAATTCCAGCAGCCAATACCACAGCCAGTACAACCACCAGTACAACCAATACAAAACGAACAACCTTTATCATCTTTGGGTAAAGCTCAAAGCGTAAATAAGCCAGTTTCTTTTGAAATGGGATGGAAGAATATTCCGATAGAAATTTTACCATCGAGAGGTATGTATTATCCAGAGGGAACTAAAATTGCTATTAGAGCAGCAGAGGTAAGGGAGATTAGACATTTTTCCACTATAGACGAGGATGATAAACTGGACATCGAAGAGAAATTAACACACATTATAGACAGATGCTCCAGAATGGATTTTCCTGGTGAAGGCGTAGTTTCTTATAAGGATCTTAAACAAGAAGATCGTTTCTTTATTATAATGGCTATTCGAGATCTTACTTTCGTAAAGGGCGAAAATTCAATAATACTCAAACCACAAAAAACTTGTAACCAAACTAAGGAATGTCCATTTAATGACGGAATAGAACTTAGAACCGGTGTACTAAGCTCGTATGATCTAGATGAACAAGTAGCTAAGTACTATAATGAAGAGACTAGAGGCTTTGTTTTCAATATCAAAAAACTCGATAAGATAATAGAATTACACATTCCTAGTATAGGAGTAACCCAGGAGATAACATCATTCATAAGCGAGTGTGCTAAGAAAAACATTGATATTGATGAAGGGTTTCTTAATATAGCCCCTTTCATGTTTAGCGAATGGAGAGATCTAAATTTCCAAAGAATCCTTTCCAAAATGAGAGAAAGCGATTACTGGACCAAGGAAGAATTTAGCTTATATTTTGAACTTTCAGAAAGAATCAAAATGGGAACGAAGCTAGAGGTAAATCAAAAGTGCCCAGTATGCGGTGATATGGAGGTCACCGCTAGGATAACCTTTCCCAACGGGCTCAGATCTCTTTTCGTTATTTCAGATATCTTTAGAGAACTTCTTTGATATTAAATTTAGACTGTGGAGAGAACATGGTCTAGATCCTGAGTGGGTTGAAAGTATCCCATTCTATGAATATCAGATATGGATAGATAAGCTTAACGATGCCATAGAAGTTGAGAATGCTGAAGCTAAAGCTCAAAGCGGTCTCAAAGAGGTGTTTAGTTTCGGTAAGTAATCTTATTGAAATATATAGATATAATATCCAAACTAAATGGCAGATTCTAATCAAAAATTGTTTTCGCAAATAGCCGATCTAGGGAGAAACATAAACTCTCTAGCTGATTCTATTAAGAAAAATACGTCCGCTACTGAGTCTTTGATCTCTGCAACAGATAAATCTGCGAAAAGCGAAAAGGAGTCAGCTACGGCTTCTAATAAGGCTGCTACGGCTAATCCTAAAGAAGTAAAGGAAAGTAATAAAGATGCTGGTGGAATAAAGGACCTTACTAAAATGATTTCCAGTCTTTTT